CCTTAAAATTGTCGATTACCGAGCGGTCGAAATATTCACAACTGGCCAAAGGGTTTATGTATTCCGGCCGGAATAGGAAGCCGGTGCGGTATCCCAGTGAAAAACCCGGATTTGTGGTGGATAAAATAATGGAAGATATTAACGACGGTCTCCAGGTGCTGGTATGGACGGTGTTTGATGAGGAGAGCGAAATTATTTCAGAAATTTTAGATGTCCACTCATGGGGAATGACCTATGACGTTTTGTCCGGCAAAGTCCCGAAAGCCAAGCGACAGCCGATCATTGAAAAATTCAGATCCGGAAAGACCGACGTGTTGATATCCAAGGCCTCTCTTTTGGGATTCGGCCTCAATTTTCAAAATTGCGGGTCCATGATCTTTTCCGGGTTTAATGATTCATTCGAACAGTTTTACCAGGCGGTTCGGCGGGCCTATCGCTATGGCCAGACCCGCGCGGTGAAGATTCACATCCCGTATATTCCGGAGCTGGAAGGGATCGTATGGGATAATGTTATGCGAAAACAGGACCAGTTTATATATGACACGTCGGTCCAAGAACGAAATTATTTAAAAGCCATTAAAGGAGTTTTAAATGGATATGCCAAAAATTGACATTCAGTTCGGGGACTGCATTCCGGGTATGGCTGAACATTGTCCGGATGAGAGTTGTGATTGTCTGATCACGTCAATTCCCTTCGGAGCATTGTTTTCCTATTCCCATAAAACCGAGGATATCGGCAATAATCAGGACGGCATAGAGTTGCATGAGGGGCAGTTTGCCCTTCACATGAGGTTTGCCATCGAGCAGTTCTACCGGGTATTACGGCCAGGATCTGTGGCATGTATCCATATCCAGCAGCTTTTAATGTATAAGATTCAACATGGGTATATGGGGATGAGGGATTTTCGCGGCGCCGTGATCACCATGTTCAAAAATCATGGGTTCCAGGCCCACGGCGAGGTGGCCATTCCGAAAAATCCACAGGTGGTTGCTACGCGGTTAAAACTTCATTCACTGATGTTTATCACCGGCAAGAAAGATTCCCGGCGACTGGCACCGGCCATGAACGATTACATTTTATTTTTTAAAAAGCCGGGCGACGGCGAACCGGTTCGGGGTATCTATGACAAGGATATCAATCCAGGGGGATGGTTCACCACGGAAGACTGGATCAAATGGGCCAACGGATCATGGAGCGACATTCTTGAGATCGACACCCTCGAAGGATGGCGATGCGCTAAAGAGAGCCAGGAGGAAAAGCACGTATGCCCGCTTCAACTGGAGCCGGTTCGGCGATGTATCAAAATTTATACCAAACCCGGCGATATTGTTCTGGAGCCGTTTTGCGGCATCGGTACGGTGCCATATGTTTGCGTGGAACAGGGCCGGGGATGCGTGGCGTTCGAGTTGAAAGAATCCTATTATCGAATGAGTGTGGCCAATATCAAAAAAGCTCAATCCAAAGACCCTCAACAGAAAATATTTAATTAAAATGACCGAAACGGATCTGGAAATATTGAGGACGGCGGTGGAGACGGCGCGGGGGCGGGTGCAGGCGGATCCGTCCCGGGCGAATCTAGAGGCGTATGATACGGCGTCGAAGATGCTGGCCGCGTATTTGGAGGGGGAAAAGGAGCCGGTGTTTGAGAACCGGACCGAGGTGCTTAAATTCTTGAACCGGCAGGGGTATGCCATCCAAAAGAGCAAGCTGTATGCGGATTCGAAATCCGGGCTCCTGCGGATGCAGCCGGACAAAACCGTGCTGGAGTCGGACGTCAAGGCGTATATTCGCAAGGCCGGGCTGGAAAAGCCGGCGGAAATCGCCGAGGTCGGCAAGGACTCCTCCATGGTGATGGAGCGCAAAGAGGCGGAGCTGGAGAAACTCCGGCATCAGAACAAGGAATTGGAGCACAAGATCGGGGTCATGGAGGGGCGGTACATCCTCAAGACCGAGGCCGAAGTGACCTGGGCCATCAAAATCGGGATGTTCGAATCGGCGTTGAAGCAGCTCTGGGAGATCCACGGCGTTGATTACATCCGGGCCGTGGCCGGCGACCTGGCCCTGCTCAATGATATGGCCAAGATGTATTATGGGCACCTGGACGGCCTTCTCCATGAGCTGGGGAACTTAGATGAGATTGGGATTGAGATACGGAAGGGATGAAGGTGGGAAGGTTAGAAGGTGAGAAGGTTAGAAGGTTAGAAAATAGGAAAGAGTAAATAGAAAAGAGGAAAACAAAATGCCAAAGATATTAATTGAATGTGCTGATCTAAATGACTTCACGAAGGTGGTTGAATCTGCTGAAAGGGCCGCTGGAAGTTGCATCATCACATATGCAAAACAGCATCTTGGATTGGTTGAAGCTGGAGTATCAAGTGGTGCAAGTGAATCTGCTCGAATCATTTCTAATGATTCTGATGAAACCCCTCAAGCTGCAAGGCGAAAAATTCAAAGAGGCCTTTGTGAGATTGCCCATGATGGGCAACCAAAATCAAAACAAATTGAAACCATTGAAAATATGGAAGAAAAAGAAACGGTAACAGAAGACCATTGTGGGGATTATTTAACAGCAATCGCGGGGCGGGCTGGGTGAGGAACGGTCTGACCGCCTCTCGGCTATTAATGGGCTGCCTTCGGGAAAGAGGAGGAAGTTGAGGCACCCGCCCCGCGTAACCCGTAACTCGTAACCCGTAACCCGTAACTCGTAACCCGTAACTCGCAACATTTATTCTTATGAACCCGCAACCCGCAACCCGCAACTCGCAACGGTCTTTTCTCATCGACCCCGCGTGGCTCCCCTCCTGGTCGGTGGAGGAGCTTTCCGCGCGGCACCACATTACCGTTTCATTTTCCCCTGGGGAGCGAAAGACGCTGCGGCGGAAACGGAAGATCCGGCCTTCGGTGTGGGCGGAGCGGCATATTGTTTTGCCGGACGACTCGCCCCGGCCCGGGCCGTGGAAGAACATCACGGCCCGGTACCTGGCCGGGATCATGGACGCGTCGTTCTACCCGTCCGTGGAGGAGATCATCGTGCGGGCGGCGCCCCAGGTGGGAAAATCCCAGTGTGTAGCCAACTGCATCGGGTATGCGGCGGACAGGGTCCCTGGGAACGTTTTGTTCGTGTTCCCGGATGAAAAAGAGGCCGGGACCTATTCCAAGGACCGGATCCATCCCATGCTCACCGATTCGCCCCGGCTCCGGTCCTATCTCACCGGCGAGGCCGACGACCTGGCGGTGAATCGGGTCAAGCTCCAGCATCTTAAGATCTATTTTGCCTGGGCCACGTCCGCGGCCCGGCTGTCCCAGCGGCCCCTGCCCTACGGCGTGGTGGACGAGGAGGACAAAAACCCGGCCACGGTGGGGAAAAAAGAGTCCGGCCCGGTGGAACTGGTCCGCAAACGGATGCGGAACTTTCCCGGAAAACGGAAACTCTGGCGCCTGTCTTCGCCCACCATCGAGGGCGTCGGGATTTCTAAAGGCATCGACGAGGATGCCGAGGTGATTTTCGACTACTGGGTGCGGTGCCCGGCCTGCGGGGAGCTCCACAAAATGGAATTCGAGCAGATCAAGTGGCCGGGGGGCTCGGACGCGGACCCCAAAGCGATATTGCGGGAGAATGCCGCCTGGTATGAGTGCCCGGACTGCGGTGCGGTGTGGGATGACCTGACGCGGGACATGGCGGTGCGGGGGGGGGAGTATCGGGCGAGGGGGGAAGGACGAGGGACGAGGGACGAAGGACGAGAGGACGAAGGGACGACGGACGAAGGGACGACGGACGAGAAGGTAAGAAGGTTAGAAGGTGAGAAGGAAATAAAAGAAGAAGGTCAGAAGGTAAGAAGGTTAGAAGATAGGAAAGATGGAGACGGCTCGGACGGCCAACCTTCTCACCTTCTAAATTTCTCACCTTCTTTGTCCTTAGAGGACTACCTGGCGGGGCGGAATCCGCGGGTGATCGGGTTTCAGGTGCCGGCTTGGCTGTCGCCGTTCGTGACGCTGTCCGAGTGCGCTGCGGCCTTTATCAAGGGGGTCCAGGACAAATCCCCGGCCAAAACCGCGTTGAAGGACTTTCAGAACGGGTATGCCGCCGAGCCCTGGAAGGTGTGGCAGAAAGAGCGGCAGGAGGATTCCATCCTGATGCTGCGGGACGACCGGCCCAGGGGACGAGTGCCGTCCGGGAACGTGGTGGCCGGCCTGGTGGCCGGGGTGGACACCCAGGACTATGGATTCTGGTACCGGATCCGGGCCTTCGGGTATGGCGGAGAGGCCCTGGTCAAAGAAAGCTGGGGCATCCGGGAAGGCTACGTCACCACCTTCGAGGCGTTGGAGCAGGTGCTGTGGACGGACACCTATATGGATGCCGAGGGGAACCGGTACGTGGTGAACCTGGCCATCCAGGACGCCCTGGGGCACCGGACTTCCGAGGTGTATAAATTCTGTATCAAGAACCGGGGCCGGGTGTTCCCGTCGTTCGGCCGGGACAAGATGGCCCAGCAGTACACCTGGACCAACCTGGAATATTTTCCGGGCACCAAAAAACCCATTCCCGGCGGGCTCAAGGGAATCAATGTCAACACCAAGTATTTCAAGGACGAGCTGGCCGGCCTGCTGGAAGTGGCGCCCTCCGACCCCGGGGCCTGGCACGAGAACGCCGAGTTTTCATTCGACTGGGCCCGGCACATGACCGCCGAATTCGTCAATGAACGAGGGATCTGGGAATGCCCGGACGGCAAGGACAACCACCTGTGGGACTGCGCGGTCCTGTGCCTGGCCGCCCATGAGATACTGGGAATGATGTTCTGGCCGAAGGCCGGGGATCTTCCGGCCGGAAAAAAACCCGGCAGACGGGTGAGGCATGCCGGTGTCGGATGATTTGAGGAAAATAATGGACAACCTTGACCCGAAGCATATGGAATGCCTCCGGGAGATCGCCGTCATGATGGCCGAAAACAAGCAGTCCGGCTGGTCCGGCAAGGTGAATATCGAAATCAATTTTACCGAGGGCGGGATCGGCAGTTCGTTTTTAGGGACCCGGAAGAAGATGCTGGCGGCCCGGACGCGGGGGGTCCGGAGCTCGGGATTGAAATGAGGATAGAAGAAAAACTCGCAACTCGCAACCCGCAACCCGTAACTCGAAATACAACATATTGAAAAAAAAAATGCTTGACAAGTCAATATAAGGTATGATAAGGGTTTTATGAATCGGGTAACCTGAACCTTTTTTAAATACTGAAAAAAGCAACTTAGGCCCCGGCCGCACGTTTTTGCGTGCGGCCGGGGCCTTTTTTTTTGCGGGGCCCCCATGACCACCTATACCACCGCCGAGCTCAAAGAATACGTTCAAGAGGCCATCGTCAAAATCCTCACCGACGGCCAGGCCTATTCCAACCAGGGCCGGTCCTGGACCAAGGCCGACCTTCCCGAACTCCGAAACATGCTCAAGGATCTGGAACTCAAGGAACAGCGGGAGACCGCCGGTGGGATCCGGGTCCGGGGCGCCACACCGGTGGACAGCTGATATGGAATTTCGAATTCGCGGACAAAAAATAAAAGTTGAAGAAAACATCGTCGACCGGGCGGTATCGTATTTTTCGCCCCAGCGGGGGGCGCAGCGGCTCAAGGCCCGGGCTGTTTTGGCCCTGGCCGGGGCCTACCACGGGGCATCGAAACGCCGGCGGGCCACCGCCGAGTGGTCGACCAGCCCCGGGGATGCGGACACGGACATCATCGCCGAGCTGCCCGCCCTGCGGGAGCGGTCCCGGGACCTGATCCGGAACAATCCTCTGGCCGCCGGCGCCGTCAACACCAAGGTCACCAGCGTGGTGGGGACCGGCCTGCAGATGCGGGCCCGGATCGACCGGAACATCCTGGGCCTGGACGAGGCGTCCGCCGATGCCTGGGAGGCCCGAGCCGAGGCCGAATGGCGCCTCTGGGCCAACTCCACCGACTGCGACGTGGAACGAACCCTCAATTTTACCCAGATCCAGGACCTGGGTTTCCGGAGCACCCTGGAAAATGGCGACACCTTTGTCCTCACCCCCATGCGGCCGGATTCGACCCGGGTGTACGGCCTCCAGCTCCAGCTCATCGAGGCGGACCGGGTTTGCAATGCCAACAGCGCCCAGGATTCGGACACTCTGGCCGGCGGCATCCTGAAAAACGAATTCGGCGCCCCGGAAAAATACCACATCCTGAAAGGCCACCCCGGGAACCCCTATGCCAAAAACAACGAATGGATGGAGGTTCCGGCATTCGGTCCCAAAACCGGCCGGCGGAATGTCCTCCACCTGTTCAGAAAGATCCGCATCGGCCAGACCCGGGGCGTGCCGGACCTGGCGCCGGTGATCGAAGCCCTCAAGCAGCTGGGCCGGTACACGGATTCCGAGCTGGCCGCCACGGTGATCAGCTCATTTTTCACGGTGTTCATCAAATCCGAGCACCCCGGGGGCCTGGAACCCATGCGGCCCCGGGACGACATCGGCGGATCCGCAACCGACGAGGACTATAAAATGGGGTCCGGCGCCATACTGGATCTTAATCCCAACGAATCCATCGAGACCGCCAATCCCGGCCGGCCCAACGACGCCTTCGACTCGTTTGTCCTGGCCATTTCCCGGCAGATCGGCGCGGCCCTGGAGTTGCCCTTCGAGATCCTGGTCAAGCATTTCACGGCCAGTTATTCCGCGTCCCGGGCAGCCCTGCTGGAGGCCTGGCGGTTTTTCATGGGCCGGAGAAAATGGCTTGCGGACATCCTGTGCCGGCCGGTGTACGAACTGTGGATGACCGAGGCCGTGGCCGCAGGAAGGATCCCTGCCCCGGGATTTTTCGCCGACCCGTTGATCCGGATGGCCTGGCTGGGGTCCGAATGGACCGGACCGGCCAAGGGCCAGATCGACGAGAAAAAAGAGATCGAGGCCGCAAAAGAACGGGTCGCCATGACCGTGAGCACCCTGTCTGAGGAGACCGCGGCCATCACCGGCGGAGACTGGGAGCAGAAATTCCCCCAGGTGATCAAAGAGCGGGGCATGCTCAAGGACGCCGGGATCAACTTGCAATCGAAACCCGCAACCAAAGGAAAGGTCGATGAAAAAACGGATGGCGATGACGAAGAACTGGTACCAGATAACGGCAACGAAGAATAGCGCCGAGATCCTGATTTACGAACAGATCGGTGAAAACTTCTGGGGCGAAGGCGTGAGCGCAAAGCAGTTCGTCAAGGACCTCAATGCCCTGGACGTGAAAACCATCACGGTACGGATCAACAGCCCGGGCGGGAACGTGTTCGACGGCAATGCCATTTACAACGCCCTGACGGCCCATAAGGCCGATATCCAGGTGAAAATCGACGGGATTGCCGCCTCCATCGCCTCGGTGATCGCCATGGCCGGGGACACGGTGGAAATGCCGGAAAACGCCATGATGATGATCCACGACCCGGCCGGACGGGTCTGGGGTACGGCCGAGGACATGATCAAAATGGCCGCCGCCCTGGGCAAGATCAAGACCGGGCTGGTGGCCGCGTACCGCGGCAAAACCCGGATGGCCGACGACGATATCGCCGCGATGATGACCGAGGAAACCTGGATGACGGCGGCGGAGGCCGTGGAATACGGGTTTGCCGATTCTATGATCGAGCGGGTCAATGTCCAGGCCAATTTCGATATGCTGGGACGTTTCAGAAACGTGCCGAAGTGCCTGACCGCAATTTCAAATCAGAATAAAAAGAAAAAACCGGATCAACCCAAAAAGGAGGATTTTACCATGGAGATTACATTGGAACTCATCACGTCAAAACATCCGGAGATCGTGACGGCCATTTTAAAGACCGTTACACTGGATCATATCCGGGCCGAGCATCCGGAGATTGTGTCCGAGCTTCAGTCCGCCGGCGCGAAAATCGAGTCGGAACGGATCCAGGCGGTCAGGGGTCAGCTCATCCCCGGGCACGAAGCGCTCGTCGAGGGCCTCATGTTCGACGGCAAGACCACCGGCCCCGAAGCTGCGGTCCGGATCCTGGCGGCGGAGAAGGTCATCCGGAACCAGGCCCTGGAAAACAACCGGACAGATGCCCCGGATCCCACGGTCCAGCCGTCCACCGACGGCGATTTAAATACCAATGCGGACGACAGCCTGCCCGTGGCCGAGCGGGCCAAGGCTGAATGGGACAAAGATCCGAAATTGCGCAAGGAGTTTGACGGCGATTTCGAGGCGTACCTGGCCTATGAGCAGGCCGTCGACAAAAAGGTCGTGAAGATTCTCGGCAATAAAAACAGGAAATAGGAATTAGAAAAGAGAAAATAGAAAAACATTTCTCTATTCTCTTTCCTACTTTTAAAAAAAAAGGAGGACATCATGACGACATTAGCAGTGGATCTCGGCAGGGATTATGAACTGGGGGATCGAAACGAATTTCCGGTGGTCGCCGCGGACATTATCTACTCCGGGGCTGCGGTGGGCCTGGTGATCGCATCCGGCCATTCCCGGCCCTTGACCTCGGTGGACAAGTTTGTGGGCTTTGCCGAGAAACAGGCGGACAACTCCGCCGGCGCGGCCGCGGCCATCAATGTCCGGGTTATCAAGAAAGGCTGCATCAAGCTGGCCATCACCGGGGCCGTGATCACCGACGTGAACCAGCCGATCTATGCCCAGGACGACAATACCTTTTCATTCATCAAAACATCCGGCGTGTTCATCGGGTTCATGCGGCGGTTCGTATCGAGCGGGTACGGCATTGTGGAATTCAACGCCGGAGTGCTCATCGATCCCCACGAGGGCATGCTGGCTGAAACGATTTCGGCCAACAAAACGCTGGATGCCTTAGACACCGGCAAAGTCTTTTTTGTGGACACCGACGGAACCGCCATTACGATGCCGGCGGTTGCAATGATGGGGTGCCGGTTTGTGAACGGCGGCGCGTACGGCACGGTAATCATCACCATTTCGCCGAACGCCAACGACGGCATCCAGCCGACGGATTTGACGACGGTGGACGACAAGGATTTGATTAACACGAAAGCAACCGCCAACAGGGGCGATATGATTGACATTGCTTATGGTGATGCCACCGGCTGGGCAGTTGATAAAATGGTCGGCACGTGGGCCAAAGAATAAGATAACCCAAACCGCCGATCTATCGGCTTAAAGGAGGATATAAAATGAATAGAATCACCGAACGGCAGGTCATCGGGACTTTTTACAAGACCCTGTCCCAGGACATCGGCGCGAGCTGGATCGGCGGCCTGTCCAATTATTTCACGTCCGACCAGGCATCCGAGGAGTACGCCTGGCTGGGCATGGCCCCGGCCCTGCGCCAGTGGGTGGGCGGCCGTTTGGCCAAAACCCTGCGGGAAGCCGGCCTGACCCTGACCAATGTGCATTACGAGGCCACCCTGGATATCCTGCTCCGGGATCTCCGCCGGGACAAATCCGGCCAGGCCCTGATCCGGATGGCGGAGATGGCCCGGCGGGCCAACGCCCATTGGGTGAGCCTGCTGTCCACCCTCATCGCGGCCGGTGAAAGTACGGTCTGCTATGACGGCCAGTACTTTTTCGATACCGACCATTCCGAGGGCGATTCCGGAACCCAGAGCAACGACATCACCGTGGACATCTCCGCGGTGCCGGCGGAAAACCACGGAACCACCACCCTCCCGTCGGTGGAGGAAATGCAGTGGGCCATCTTCAAGGGGATCGAGGCCATTATCGGATTCAAAGACGACCAGGGCGAGCCCATGAACGAGGACGGCACCCAGTTTCTGACCATGGTGCCCATGACATTCATGCAGGTGGGCCTCCAGGCCGTGGCCACGCCGTACCAGGTGTCCTCCAGCCAGCTGGCCCTTTCGGAGCTGCAGCGGGATTTTTCCATCAAGGTGGTTCCCAATGCCCGGTTCACATGGACCGACCGGTTTCCGGTGTTCCGAACAGACTCCAATGTCAAGGCATTGATCCGCCAGGAGGAGACCAAGGTCAGCCTAAAGGCCAAGGGCGCCGGCTCGGAATACGAGTTCGACAACGACGCCTGGCAGTTCGGCATCGATACCTGGCGGACCGTGGGGTACGGGTACTGGCAGAACGCGTGCCTGGTGACGTTGACGTAAAAAAGGAAAGGCTGAAGGTGAAAGGTTAAAGGTGGAAGGTAGAAGGTGAAAGGTAAAAGGTTTTTGCTTTTCACCCTTCACCCTTCAGCCTTCAGCCTTCGGCCTTCTACCTTCAATCTTCAGCCTTCTACTTTTAACCTGAAAATCCGGAGGATTTTTAATGAAGGAATATATCACGACCCAAACCGTGGATCTGTACACCGGGCTGATCGGCCTGACCAAAGAGCAGGCCCAGGTCCGGGGCCAGGCCTTGAGCGAGGTCCGAAAAGGCGTTTACGAGATCATCTTCCCGGTGCAGTTCAAGGCCGGGGAGTTGATCAAATTGGCCGACCCGGACAAGGGGACCCTTCCCAAGCTGGATTTGGGCCCCAGGGAAAAGGCCAAGGCCGAGGCCGAGGCCAAAGCAGCCAAGGAAAAGGCGGATGCCGAGGAAAAGGTCGAAGCGGAGTCCGGTAAATGACCCTGGTGTCCGACGATTATGATTTTTTCGGCGCGGCCGGCACCTACACCCCATTCGGGGGCGCCCCGGTTTCGGTAACGGTGATGGTCAACGAGGATTTCGACCGGGAAAAAACCCCTGACGGGATCCTGCACACGGCGGAGATTTCCATCCAGCAGGCCGAGGTAGCGGCCCGGCCCGGGTACCGGGACACCATCTCGGTCACCGACGGCGCCGGAACCACCCAGACCTGGACCGTGGTCCCCGACGGGGTCAAGGAACTCAGGGCCTTTGCCGATTTTGCCGGGGAATGGGTGTGCAAGGCCACCCGGGCTGAACGGCCGCAGTGGTGAAAGTGAAAGGCTGAAGGTGGAAGATTGAAGGTAGAAGGTAAAAGGTCTTTGCTTTTCACCCTTCAGCCTTCAGCCTTTAACCTTTTACCTGAAAATCGGAGATTTTCATGAACATCAACACCCTCATCAACAGTTTTGCCGAGGCCCTGGCCCAGTCCGCGACGATCAAGGCCTGGACCCAGACCAACTACACCAAAGATCACAAGGTATTTGTTGGCCTGGACACCCGGGACCTGCCCGGCGAGGACGATTGTCCGTATTTTGTCATCTATCCGGGCCGGAAATACGGAGGCCAGCACCGGCGGGAGCGGCACCAGGAGGTGGAGCTCATCGCCTGCCTCTACGACGCCACCACCCGGGCCCACGGGGCCATCGCCAACATCATCGAATATACCGGGGTCCAGAATATTGAGACCTTCCGGAAATTAGGGGAAACGGTCATCGCCGGGGTGGACATCGGGAACGCGGCCCTGGCCGTGGTGGACATCGATTACGAATTGACCGACAGCTTTCCGTTTTTCATGTGCGGGACCCTGTTCGACGTGTGGGAGTCGGTGACCCTCGGGTCGGATCCGCTTTTGTAGAAATATGGAAGGTGGAAGGTAGAAGGCTGAAGGCTGAAGTTTAAAACCTTTTACCTTTTACCTTTAACCTTTTACCTTTAACTTGAAAATCCGGAGGATTTTACCATGACTCAACAACGAGGCGTTAACGCTCAAATTTTAATGGGGTTTGAAAATGTGGCGTTCGGCACGGTGTCCACTGTCGGGTTTGTGCTGCCCATGAACACCTGTGGGATAACCGGGGTCAAGGCGAGAAATTCGCCGGCCACCCTCACCGGGACCCGGAACACGGTGGCGCCTTTTGCCGGCAACCAGGACGTGAACGGGCCCATTGTGATCCCGCTCGATTCGGCGGCCATGATTTACTGGCTCATCGCCATGTTCGGGGACCCCACGTCCACGGGGGCCGATCCCTATGTGCACGAATTCAAAGTTCCCTCATTGATGCCCAGCTTTTCCCTTGAAAAAGCCTTCACCGATCTGGCGTCCGCCGTGTATGAAAGGTACGTGGGGTGCAAGGTGCAGTCTTTGGGCATGACCTTCGGCGGCGACGGCGAACTGGTGGGAAACATCGCCATACTGGGGGCGCAGATGAGCCACGAGGCCGCTGCATTCGACGCGGCCCCGACCACGGTGACCCTGGCCCGGGTGGAAAACTTCGACGCGGCTATCTTGGAGGGCGGCGGGGCTCTTTCCAACGCCACGGAACTGTCGATCAATCTCGATTTCGGGCTGGACCCGAATTCGTTCGTCATCGGCGGCGGCGGGATCCGGGGGGACATCCCCGAGGGCCTGATGGCCGTCACCGGAAAAGTGACCACATTGTTCGAGGACAAATCCCTTTTAGACAAAGCTACCGGCGACACCGCAACATCCCTCAAGATCACTGTCACCGCATCGGCCAGCTCCATTTTGGAATTCGAGATCCAGGAGCTGCTCTATTCGGTCAACGGTGTGCCCATCGAAGGTCCCCAGGGTCTTTTGGTGAACTTAGATTTTGTCGGGTACTACGCGGCCGGGGGAGAGGCCAGCAACATCGTGGCCCGGGTGACGAACGCTGTGGCGAGTTATGATTTGATTACCTAAGAAGGTGGGAAGGTTAAAGGCTGAAGGCTGAAGGGAAAAGCAAAAACCTTTTACCTTTCGCCTTCAGCCTTTAACCTTTAACCTTCAACCTAAAATGCGGAGCATTTTACCATGAGAACAAAACACGGCATCGAGGTCCGGGGACTGACCCGGAAGGAAATCAAAGAACTCAAACCCAACGGGTTTTTTTTGGGTTTTTACAACCCGCCTGTGGGCGATCTGGAAAAAATGGACGAAGGCATCGAGCGGGTTCTGGACCTGTGCGTTCTGGATAAGGAAAAATTCGAGGACCTGGAAAACGAAAACTACTTCAAGACCCTTCAGGTATTCCGGGCCATCTGCGCCGAGACCTACGGGGCCCAGGACGAGGAAAAAAACTTGCCGACGTCTGGGGATGGTACTCAGACGGAAAAAGAATAGACTACTGCAAGGCGTGCAAGGGGTCCCAGGGGAAAGAGAAAACGGGAAAGAGGAAAGACCCGCCCTGCGGCACCTGCGATTACGGGGTGCAGAATGCGCCGCCCCTGATGCCGGAAAACTTCGAGGCCTGGGAACTGTGGCAGAATGTCGGGACCCAGTGGCGGGCCGGGCCGGCGGGGCTCATCGGCCTGGATTATTCCGAAGTAAGGGCGGCGGCCGAAATGCTGGACATCGATCTGTCGCCGGCCATGTGGCGGAAAATAAAGAAGCTGGAAAGGGCAGTTTTGGAATCCTAAATTCCAAATAACAAAATACAAATAACAAATAAATTCCAATGACCAAAAAAGCAAATAACAAACAAAAGACTTTAAAGCGGTTTGGGATTTTGAATTTGTTATTTGTTATTTGTTTGAATTTTGGTGCTTGAGATTTGTGATTTAAGGAAAAAACTATGCTTGATTCCAAACTGATCGGGCTGAAACGGCTTCAAAAGACTCTCAAAACAGCGGGAGCCAAGAATGAAAAGGCCCTGTCCACCGCGGTCAAGGTGGAGGGGTTCCGGCTGATGCGGCTTTTGAAAAAGCAGATCCAGGCCGGGGCTCCGGGCGGGGCGAAGTTTGCGCCGCTCACCTACCTGTCCCGCTTGGGCGGCGGGGGCAGTCGTATGCGGCCCAATAAACCGCTTAGGCGCCTGGCCGTTGCAGTGCGGTATCATGTTCCGAAACAGAGCCCCATCGAGATGCACGTGGGCTGGACCGGGCCGAGGGTGAGCAAGTCCTGGAAACGGATCGCCCAGATGCACCAGGAAGGGTTCGACAGGCCCATGACCGAAAGCCGGCGCCGGTATTTTCTGTTCAAGGGCGCGGCCATGTCCAAGCGGTCGGCGGCCCGGAAATATCTGTTTATCAAGCCGGGAACCACGCAGTTCAAGACCCCGGGCCGACCCATTATGGAGCCCTTCTGGCGGTCCGAGAAGGATCGGGCGTGGCGGAATATCCGGCGGAATTATCAGCTGAAACTGAGAGGACAACGGATTTAGTCAGTGAAAGGTATAAGGCTGAAGGCTGAAGGGTGAAAAGCAAAGACCTTTTACCTTTTACCTAAAAATGCGGAGCATTTTCCCATGGATCAGAAATTAGAAATCATCCTATCCGCCAAAGACCTGACCCAGCGGGCCTTTACGTCGGCATCGGCCCGGGTGCAGAAGTTCACCTCCAATGTGTTCAGCATGCGCGGGGTCCTGGTGGCCACGGCCGGAGTGGCGGCTATGGGCGCGTTCGTGAAAAAGTCCATGGAGACCGCGGACGCCATCGGCAAGGCCGCCGACGCCATCGGCATTTCCACCGGTACCCTGCAGGAATACCGGCACGCGGCCCGGATCTCCGGGGTTGCGACTGAATCCCTGGACAAAAGCATCGGCCAGTTTACCAAACGGGTGGGCGAGGCCCGGGCCGGTACCGGCGCCATGATCACATTTTTAAAACTGTTCGATACCCAGCTGCTCTCCAACATCCAGAATTCCAGATCCACGGACGAGGCCCTGGACCTGGTGTTCAAGCGCATGGGTCAGACCGCCTCGGCCACGGACAAAGCCGCCCTGGCCAACGCCGCATTTGGCCGTTCGGGCATTACGATGGTCAACATGGTCAAGGACGGCGCCGCCGGCCTGGCCAAACTCCGCCAGGAAGCCCGGGACCTGGGCATCGTCATGGACGACCATCTCATCCGAAACAGCGAAAGAGCCAACGACGAAATCGAAAAACTGACCCGGGTCATGAAAGTCCAGTTCATGTCCGCGGCCGTGGGCCTGGCCCCCGAGATCGCCCGGATCGCACAGAACACGACGGACTGGTGGAAGGCCAACCAGGCGCTGGTCAAAACCGAGGTGGCCGAATACGCCAACAAAATTAAAAACGCCCTGGTCAAGATCTGGGAGGTCATCAGCTACGATCCGGCCATTTTGGAATGGGGCCTGGTGGGCCTGGCCATCGGCGGGAAAAAATGGGGGGTGATCGCCGCCGGCATGGGGCACATGGCCACTTGGTCCGGGAACCTGGCCAAAGCCCTGGGACTGGCCTCCCAGGGGATCCTGGAATATTCGGAAATCGCAAAGGCCAATTTTGCCGAACTGGAGGCCATGGTCAAAAAAGGCGAATCACTGCTGGCCGGCCAGACCACGGGCAAGATCGGCCCGGATACCAAAGGATATGAGATTTATCAACCCCCGGCCCCGACACCCGGACCCCCGGCCCCGGGCGGCGGCGACGACAAAGCCGCCCTGGCCGAATACAAATCCCTCATGAAAGAGGTGGAAAAAGCCCAGGCCGAATTTCAGGCCGCCCTGGTGATACCCCAGGGCACCGGCGCGACGGTAGACGAACAGCTTCGCCGGGACGTGGGAAAATATACGGCCGGGTTCGACCAAACCCAAGAGGATATCGAAAAATCCAAAGAAGCCTATGCCGCCATGTTCGAGGACCTGAAATTTCAGTCCGCCGATTACTATGCCTGGAAAAAAGAGCAGCTCACGGCCCAGGCCGACGCCTATGCGGAATCCACGGGTCAACGCCTGTTGTCCGAGCAGTGGCTCAATGAGCAGTTAAAGG